CACCCATACACGGTAATAGTTATGTGTTTGTGATAGGCAAAAAGGGTGAAGAACAAATAGATCAATATTTAACAGATGAACGATACAGATATGATTTTAGGACATATGAACAATTTGCTGATAAGGCTCTCACAACTGTTAATGATCTAAAATGTGTAATTGAACAATATAAATCAGCAGGATTTACAGTAGCAGGATATGGTGCCGCGGCAAAAGGTATGACTGTGTTAAATGCTGGTGACATACAATTGGATTACATAGCAGATGATAATCCACTCAAACAAAACAAACAGACACCAGGTGGAAACATACCTATAGTGCCCAGTGATGCCCTAAGATTTGCTGATGATATGTTGATAATACCTTTAGCATGGAACTTTTACGATGAGATATGTGACAGAGTAAAACCCTTAAGAAAAAATAAAAACACTGTGTTTGTTAAATATTTTCCGGAGTTAAAAATACATCATGAAAAATTTACTGGTTAGAAGCATATACAAAATAAAAAGCACTCAGTGGTTTAGAGATCGTGCTGATGAGGGTGACATATATGAACATTATATGCAGATGCACAAAATAAGTTTGGACAGTTTTAAACAACATTTACAGGGTGATTGGGAGTTTGTGTTTTTTAACAAGGAGGTAGATGACATACAACAGGTATTTCAGGATCACTTCTTTGAATTGTATGATTTATGGAAACAGGGCAACAACATACTGTATTGCGGTCCTGATAATTTAATGATCAAACCCACAAAGTTTTTTGGTGAATACAATGACTTCCGTATGTTTAATTACACTGACCCCAAAAGTTTTAATGGTATAAAACATTTCCTAAATGCTGATGTTCGTTATTACAGTGCTGATATGAATCCTGATACTTGGACTGAGTCACTAAAACAAGCAGAAAACTGGGACTTCTCAGAATGGAACACAGAACAAATTATACTTAATAAAATGTTATGGAATCAGGAGGGTAGAACACCCCAAAACACAATTATACCAAAAATGGCATATCAAGCACACGGTGTTTGGTTAACTAATGATATAAATCAACACATACAAAGGGCTAATGCTTGGAATGGATGTGCTATTCAGGATAGTCACATTATACATTTACATGGCAGTAGAAATGCTCCTAATAAACTGGAACTAATGAAAGCATTACATAAGGAATTCAATGAAAATACCTGAACCCAAAGATTTACAAACCATAGTGGATGAAATAAATTCCACATCAAGACCTGATTTGGAAATGTATAATGAATGGCATGATGAATATCTAAATTTACCAAAAGATTTACAAGCACAGGAAAAACTCAGCAATGGTAATATATTACGCAAACATTTATTAGCAAAAAAATATGGGCCATTATTGTATAATAATTATGGACACGAATGGAGACAAGATGAGAGCAATACACAAATATAAAGGTTCTAATAACAAAGAACACCAACGCAGAATAGCACAGAGTTATGGTTATCAGATGACCATATGGGATATGCCACATATGATTTCCCTAATGGAACGAGCAGGCATACATTTGGAATATCAGAGCGGTAAGAAAAAATACAAAGACGGTGATGTTATAGAACTAAGTTAATTTTTACAACGTCTATTTTCTATAATATCACTTACATCATTCCAACTTACGCCAGTGTGCATTGTGAATGTGCTGTCAGCATCTACAACATCTAATTCTTTGAGACGAAAATTGCCCAACAATATAGCAGTATCTGTTTCATAATTATGATTAAGCACTTTCTTCCAACGAGTATAATTACCATATGTGCTGACTACATAAGTTTTTACTAATCTATCATTTGTGGGATCATATAATGTTATTGTTTTATATTTTTCTTTATCATTACGACTTTGTTTTGTGTCAGTAATTTTAATTGGTATCAATTTATCAAATAACATGTTTAACTCCTTTTTGCATTTTTAAGAAAGCATCATCTAGTTGTCTGTCTGCTACCCATTCGTCGTGACAAGGATGTTCTGGCATAAGCCAAATATCTTTTCTGCCCTTGTTTTTGCTGTATTTGTGTATGCTAACATCTTTTTCAATACCTCTCTCACTTATATATGGGTTATTATGTGCTCTTATCCTTTGTTGAACTGTTATAGGATGTAAGTTAAGTTCTTCACCCAATTGATAAAGTGTTTTACCACACAATACTTCACTTATGCTGGGTTTTTTTGCTCTTTGATAGGGTGAACCATAATTGAATACCCTCATATGTATAGTTGCTACCGCTACATCTTCGCGAATTGCTATTTTGTAGGCAGGTTCGCCCCATTTTGATTCAAATGTTTTACTTTTATTTGGTTTTTGTTTAGGTATATAACCTGTTTTACTTGGCATGTTTTTTCTCCTGTTATGTTGCCTTTACATAATTTATTTATCTAAAACTCTTATTTTACTACAAAAAATGCGGCCTGTCAACCCTTTTTGTATAAATAGTGTTGTAAATTTACAATATCAAGGAGAACTCTTTGAGCGAAAACACTTATCTGGATTTTATAACAGGCACGCATTCACTTTACGACAGATACTACAATGATTGGCAGTTATGCATTAAATCATGGTATGGTGGAGTTGAATACAAAGACGCAAAATACCTTCGTGCTTATCAAGTAGACTTAAACACGCCCAGTGAAACTGTAAACACTTATGTAATGAATGATGATGGCAGTATGGTGTCAAAACATCGTGCCAAAGTTGAATATGGCACAAGTTCAAATGAAACAAACAGAGGACAAGATTTACTGAGTGGCAGTTTTTATTTAGAAAAATTAGAAAATACTCCTCTTTACAATTTTGTTAAATTGATTGTAGCAGAATACAATGCAATATTATTCCGTAATCCACCACAAAGAACATTACCAAACACACCAGAAATAACAGAGTTTTTACAGGATGTGGATGGTGAAGGCAACAGCATTAACGAATTTATGAGTTTGGTTGACATGTATACAACAGTATATGGTGTATGTCATGTTGAATGTTACAAACCTGTAGGTTCAGATATACCTAAGTGGAAAATATACCAACCCACAGATGTAACAAACTGGAGTTATAAGTATGATGTTGATGGTAATTTAAAATTACACAACATTGTGTTGAAACTGGAAGATAGTGATTACCACAGTGTGTTCCGTTATTATACCAAAGACACAGTGGAAACTGTTTTTGTTGGAGGTGATGATGATTACTTACCACCAATTGATGACCCCAGACTGGAACAAATAGATGATAACAGTTACAGAATAGTGCAGGAAAACGAATTGGGTTATATACCCATCAAAACAATTTATCAATCAACAAAAATTTACAACAATGTGGGTAGCACAATTATTCAGGATTGTGCTCAAATACAGCGAAGCATATATGGGGATATGGCTGAGATTTACCAGGGCATAACATATGGAGCCCACCCAACATTAGTAGTTGATGAAACAACAGACCAATTAAATGATGGTCAGGTAGGCGCAGAACCCGGTGCAGTAATTAGGGTTCAAGCAGGTCTCACAGGAACACCTGCTTATGTGTATGAATTTGCATCACCAGATTTAACAGCAATTGACAGCATAAAAAGTTTAGTGGACAGCAAAATAGAAAAATTAACACAAATTGCTATGTTGCGTAGTGAAGATTTAATCAAAGCAAGTAGAAGCGGTGAGCAAATAGAAGTATATGATGACAAATTAGCCGCACAAATACGCAGAAAAGCAACAAATTTAGAAAATGCAGAAGCAAAACTATGGGACGTCTGGTTTGATTGGACAAACCAACAAAAACCAGAAGATTTTTCAATATCATACAACAGGCAGTATAACAAAAAAGCATTAGAACACGAATTAAATGAAATAAGTTTGGCTATGACAGTATTGGAAAGATACGAAAACATGTATAGCAAAGAAATTGAGGCTCCTGAATATGCTACACAAGAACAAGCAGAAGCAGAAGCACAAAGATTAGGTGGCAGTGGATTTCACACGCACACCGAAGAGGATGGCAGTATAGTTTACATGCCATTCGCAACCCATGAAGAATACCAAGCGGCTATTGGATTAGATTCAGTAGAAGCAGAAGAAGACAATGGGTTTAAAACTGAAATGCGTAACAAAATACGCCAGAGACTAGAACAGTTGTTGTCAGCCACAACCACTGACAATGGTTTCTAAATATTTTGATTACCCGTAACCTATAGGGAGTAAAAATAGGAGATAATATGAGTGAAGAAATCACTACTGATACTCTAGTTGCAGGAGAAAATGTGCAACCAGTAGGAACAGATACTGATGCAGAGACAGGTGTCGAAGCGAAATCTGAAGAAAGTGTAAAAACTGATGCTCCCAAAGTGGAACATAGAGATGGCAAAATGTTTGTGGATGGTGTAAGAGTTTATACCAGAGATGACACAAACAAAATAGCCGCAAGAGCAACCGAAGAAGCACAAAACAAAATTTTGAGCGAATTGGAAGTTGACAATTTTGATCAGGTTAAAAGTGTTGTAAAAACACTTCAAACTAGCGATGGTGAAACTGGTCTTAATGTTGACAGTTTGCGTGATGCGGTGCGTAAGAGAGAACAAACAGTTGAAGAACTGAGAGCAGAACTACAAAGTGTAAAAACTGAGTATGCTCTAAGAGAACATGTTAGTTCACTCAAAGACAATATGCCAACTAGTTGGAACACAGATCAAAAGCAGGCTGTAATTGATCTGATGAAGGCTAGAAATATGTTACATTTGGATGGAGACACTTTTGCAATTAAAAATGGTGAAGACTATTTTACCACTGATGGTGAAACACCAGACTACAAAACAGCAGTTGAAGTAGTGGGTAAAAATTTAGGATTACCATTTGCAAAGAAAGGAATGGACACTTTTGCCGTAGACAAACAACCAGATACATCTGGTGTTGTGAAAGGCATCGATGAAAGTCGTATGAAAACCGATCCAGCATACAGAAGTGCCTATGTTAGTTTACGAGAAAGGAACAGAAATCTTTCTAGAAGTCAAATAACTGATAAAATGATTTCTGATCAAATAAAAAACACGGTGAGAGGATCTACAGCAGAAAAAATGCTGAGATAATCTCATTTAATTTATATAATATAGGAGAATATAATGGCAACTCAAACAGCCAATATTGTCGCTTTATATGAAGACGTTGTTGCGGATTTGATTCCTTACTACGATAATTTCGTTTTATTACCAAATCCAAGCATCATCTTAAACTCATATAACATTTCAGGCGGCGTGGGAAATACCATGAAGATCCCAGTCACAAACGCATGGACAGCAGGTAACTCATCAGTAGGTGAGAACACTGAAATAATTGGAAACGCAGATCAAGACTTCTTGCCAACTTCTGTTTCACTAAGTGTGAACAAAAGAGGTGCATCTACATTGATTTCTGAAGAATCACTAGAAGACGGTGGTTTCGAAACAGTAAGAAATGCAGTTGTAACAAGACTTTCAAGAAGTATTGCACAAGCAACAGATGAAAAAGGTTTTAATGTATTAGCAAGTGGTGTGGAAACAGCAATGACTGATATTTCAGATCTTAATGTTACTAACGATGGTTATGCAAATACAGCCTTAACAGGTGCTGACGTGGCATTAGTAATGTCACCAGAAGCAGGTGCTTATGCAGTTAAAAGAGAACCAACAGTTAAAATGTTTAACGACGTAAACAAAGACAACTATCAAATGGTTGCAACAGTAAGAAATGGTTTTGCACAAGTTAAAAGTAACTTTATCAGAGCGATTGCTACATCAAATGTAATTGGTGCGGCCGCTGGTATTAGTGCAAGTTTAGATCAATTCTCAACTTCAGTTGCAAACCTAAGAGGTCAAAATGCTCCAACAGATGGTGCAGGCTTCTACATTGCAGTTGTTACACCAGCACAAGAATTAGCACTTGCTAAGGAACTTAATGGTGTAGGTGGAATCAGCAGTGGTTCTATTGGTTCAGTAGCACAAGATCTAGCCAACCAAGCATTACTTGAAGGCTTAATCGGACAAGCAATTGGATGTCGTTTCGTTAGAAGTAATAATTTACCAAGAGACTTGGCAACAGCCTAAGTTTAATTTAGTATAGAGAGAAAAACATGGCATTTATATTATCAGGAACAAATGTAGTTAGTTACGCAGAAGCATTGGACGTCAAGGACAAAGATCAACGATTGTTTGAATCAAATGAACTTGACTTCACTAATGTGCCAGATGCTCCTGGTAGTTTAAACAATTATTTGGAAGATTTGACCACAAAAGCAACTAACAGAATCAATCAAAAGATTCGTGCTAGTGCTAGATGGAGAGAATATTTGGGTTATGCAGGCAGTGGGTATGATAGCATTGATAACATACCTGCTTTTAATCCAAATTTAATCAAAGACAGAAAGGCAGATTTTACAGATATGTGTTGTTATTACACTCTCAAAGAGTATTTGTTGCCCAAAGTTGCTGATTTTGGTAATCCAGAATCATCAGAAGTGCAAAAAATACAATACTATGATGACAAGTTTAATGAACTGTTCGCAGAATTGTTAAACATGTTTGATTGGTATGACAGTGATAACGATGGCACTGTGGAAGAAGGTGAAAAAATGGTTAGATTTAGTTTAACCAGACGCACCAGAGGACGCAGAGCAACTACTAGGGTAAGGTAATGGCAGTTAGAGATACACTGAAAGCAAATTTAGACGTAGCACTTGCATCAACATCAGTTGGTGTGAGTGCTGAATTACCGTTTAGCAGTGCTGGAGAACCACTTTATGTTAAAAACATGAAGTTTGTGTATCTGGATGAAGACAATATCAGCAAAGAAGAGTTGTTTAACACTCTTGACAACAATGATATTGCTCAAACTACTACAACCGTTACAGGGTATTTGGCAGTAGATGCCAAAACACAACCCACTGATATAGATACCGTAGTATCTGCTATCATAAACAGCAGACAAGCAGTTTCTGGTCAATCAACCAGAGAATGTGCTATGTCCACTAACATTGAAGCAGACGTTTTGATCTATACTTTTAATTTTAATTTTATTACTATATAATGAGGAGACAGCGATGGCTATAATTAATGTAAGTGCTGGAGACGAAGCAGTATTAAGCATTGGAGACAGTGCCGCAAATGCTAATGTTTCAGCAGGAACCGGTTTAACAGTTCCTTACATTCAGGACATCACTGTTAACAACTCAACAGGTGTGTTTAGATGGAAAACTCTAGATAACACCGCAGAAAGTGCCGTAACAACACCAGCAACAAACCAATTGAGTTTGAATTTGGTTGTTGATACAGATGCCTTTTTTGGTAGTTCAAATGCCGACTTAGTTGTTAACGATGGTATTTACGGATGTAGCACAAACAAAAGAAGAGTATACTTCAGAGTCCATTTCGATGGCACTGACACAGGTAGTAAGTATATAAGCGGATCAGGATTTATTTCAGGTCTAGCACCTACTACTAACATGGATGCTCCAGTTTGGGTTACACCAGTGACTATTGAGGTTGATGGTGATTATTCCAGTGTAGGAACAATCTAACCTTAAGGGGGACTTAGTCCCCCACTTTTTTTGGAGATATAATGAAAGAAAAAAGCAAAAACAAATTTACAGAATGGGCTAAAACAGCCAAAAGTTCTGATAAATTTGCCAGTGGCAGTCAAGTCCATACTAAAGCAGAATGGGAAGAGATACTGGGTATTAAAAAACCAGCAAAACACAAAAAAGAGGTAAATAGTTATGCAGATATGGAACAAACACACCACATCGGAAGTGTTGAAGAGCATGGAGATGGAGATAGCGAAAGCACAGAATGAAATAAGATGTGCTAAAGCAGATGTTGAAAAAGCATCAAACAGAATTGCTTTTTGTTTAACAGCAATTCACGATTTAAAAAATAGAGATTTAGAGGAATAAGATATGAACTTACAAGAACTAGCAGTTAAACCCACTTTAACTAAATTAACAATCAAAGAACCCAAAATAGTTGAAAAATATGGAGAGGAATTGGACTTCTACATATATGACAGACAACCTTTGGATATTTTTGCAAAATTAGCCAGCCTAACAGAAGACAACCCACTTAAATTCACTGACATGTTAGTGGATTTGATACTGAATGAAAAAGGTGAACCTGTTATGAGCGATGACAAAATTTTACCAATTGATGTTATTACAGAAGCCGTAAAACTTATTGGCGATAAACTGGGAAAGTAACAAGCCATGTGGTGGATGAGAAATCCGCAGAAACACAATGGATTTTGCTTATAGACGCACTTGCTAGGACATATGGTTGTTTGCCAAGTGATGTTTTAAGTAGGGCAGACACATTTGATATAATGGTAATGGACGTCAGCATAGCATGGCAAACATTACAGAACAGTAAAAACAATAATAAACCTGTTCCTGATCACATGTATGATCCAGAGCAGTTAAAAGAGAGATTACAGAGAGCAAGAGGTGGCCAAAGTAACAGTTAATACAGGTGAAGTTGACAGAATGTTTGAAGATCTTGAAATCATGACAGAAGAAGTCATGAAAGAAGGATATAAATATTTTAGAAATCAAACACCTATAAGAGGTGGTAATGCTCGTAACAGAACAAAGTTAGAAAAGAAACATGTTATTGGTGCTAGGTATGGATATGCTGAAAGACTTGATGAAGGTTGGAGTAAGCAATCACCAAAAGGCATGACAGAACCAACCAGTAATGAGTTGGACAAATTGGTAGGAAATTATATAAAAAGAGTAACATAAGATGGCTAAGAATATTGAAGTAACACTTACCCTTAACAGTAGACAGTTTGACAGAGGTGTCAAAAGTGCAAAGGGTTCCATAAGCAGTATAAAAACCAGTGCTGGAGGTGCCGGAGGTGCTTTTGCAGGATTGGCTGGTAAATTAGCAATAGCAGGAACAGCCTTTTTAGCACTTAAAAAAGCAGTTGATGGTGTAGGTGCCAGTATAGGAGCCGCAAGACAAATTGAAGACATTGGTGTTGTTCTTAAAAATGTTGTGGGTAGTGCTGAAGGCGGTGCTTTAGCCCTACAACAAGTAAGGGACATAGCACAGGAATTACCTTTTGCTTTTGAAGAGATTGCAGGAGCCACACCAGCCCTAGCAACTGTCAGTAAAGACTTAAATGAATTAGAAGAAAACACAAGATTAGCGGCTGATATTGCGGCTGTTACAGGATTAAGTTTCCAAGACGCAAGTGGACAATTACAAAGAGCCCTAAGTGCTGGTGCAGGTGCGGCAGACATGTTTAGGGAAAAAGGTGTTCTTGCAATGGCTGGCTTTGAAGCAGGTGCCAGTTATAGTATTGAAGAAACTAGACGTAAATTAAAAGAGTTTGGTGAAAGTATAGATGGTGCGGCTAATGATCTTAATGTTACATTAACTGGTGCACTATCACAAGCAGGTGATAGATTCTTTAACTTTCAAGCAGAAATGGGTAATGCTATAAACCCTGAATTTACAGCATTTATAAATCAAATTGTAAAAATATTTGATGAAAACAAAGAAACAGTAACAGCATTTGCCAAAACTATAGGAGAAGGCGTCGTAAATGCTTTTTATACTGTATTAGAAGTAGGTGCTGTATTAGTTGACTACTTCAGTATGTTATTCAATGCACTTAAATCTGTGGCAACTTTTGTAAATGAAAAATTTGGTGATGTATTTTACACTGTATTCAACAGTGTTGCTAAAATTATAGGCGGTGTTGTAGAAGCAGTAGCATTCTTAGGTAAAGGCATTGGTAGACTTATTGAATTAGCAGGTGGCAGTAATGATGTCACACAATTCTTTGAAAACATACAAAATGCCGCAAACAAAGTAAGAACAGGCGGATTAGAAAAATTCAGTGAAGCAATGGATGATGTGTTTACAGCAGTGCCTGTCACAACAGCACAGGATTTTGTTGCTAGATTAATAGAAACAATGCAAGCCGCAGGTATTGCCGCAGATGAAGAAACACAAAAGATTTTAGATAAAATTTCGGGCACAGTTGATGCTGGTAGCACAACAATTAAAAATGGTGCCAAAGGCATAAGCAGTAGTTTAGCAGATTATCAAACAGCACAGGAAAATATTTTAAGTGTAGCCGCACAAAGTTTTGACAGATTATCAATGGATATGGCCACAACATTGTTAGAGGGTGGCAACATGATGGATAATTTTAAAAACATGTTCAAAACTATTGTGAAACAAATGATAGCAGAAGCAATAAAACTTGCTGTTATAAAACCAATACTTGACAGCATATTTGGTGTATTTGGATTTGGTGTAAGTTTAGATGGTGGTAAATTCAGTATAAGCAAATTAACAAATCCAGAAGCCAAAGCAAAAGGTGGTCCTGTAATGCGTAATAAACCATATGTTGTGGGAGAATTAGGACCTGAATTGTTTGTGCCAACAACAGGTGGCTCAATAGTGCCAAATAATCAATTAATGGGTGGTAGTCAAGTCACATATAACATTAATGCCGTTGACGCACCCAGTTTCCAACAATTAGTAGCCAGAGATCCAGAATTTATATTCAGTGTCACTGAAGCAGGTAGACGCAGAATACCAGGGAGATTATAATGAGTTTGCAGTCAGTTATAGATAAAGCAACATTTTTAAACATAAACAAAAGAAAAGTCACAGGAACCAGTATCAGTCGCAGTGGTCAATATAAAACATCATTGAGATCACCAGTGCCATACAGTTTTACTGTGGGTGCTCCTGGTGGATTAAAATACAGTGAAAACAGAGGCTTACTGGAAGATTTAGACAGCACTGACAGAATAACAGAAGCAAATGTTGATATAGGTGCCACAAACAGCAGTATAAGTTATTTAACGGCATATCAAGGAGATGCAAACACAACACAATTGAGTGCTTTGGTGCTTAACAGTGTTAGTGGTGCTAATGTGTATGTTGACACAACAGGTGCTACAGGCCATAGTGGAACATTATTTAAGAAAGGTGATTATTTACAACCACTAGGTAACACCAGCACATATAGATACCCTTACCAAGTAACCAGTGATGTAGCATTTACAAGTGGTAATGTCACAGTGCCAGTTCATAGACCAGTGCTTAGTCAAAATGGTGTAGCACTTAACACAGGTGGATTTAGAATAGGAAATGATGTAAGATTTCATGTTAAGGCATTTGTTATGCCCACATACACTGTGGTTCCTTATGATTTAATAACATTTGACACAGATTTTGAATTGATTGAGGTAATTGAATAATGTCAACCAGCATTCCAGCAGTTCAGGGCACACATATATTTCCAGTCACACTTATTGATTTGGATTTGAATGGTAATGTGTATTATTTAAGCGATGCTTATAAACCCTATACTGTGGGAGGTAATAATTACACTGAATTAGGTGCTTTTTTGGCTATTTCAAACATACAGGACAATTTAAGAGTCACAAATGGTGACATAACTGTTACATTAACAGGTATTCCCAGCACCAGCACAGGTTCTGAAGTAAATTATTTGCAAATGATATTACAGGAACCTGTAAAAGGCGGTAATATAAGTGTTAAAAGAGCATTTATGAACACAGACACCAATGAATTAGATACAGGTAATGTGTATACTAGATTTAAAGGTGTAATAACAAACTTTTCAATAGATGAAGACTTAAACTTTTTAACAAAACAAAATGATTACAGTGTGAGTGTAGTTTGTTCCAGTATTAACACAATTTTAGAAACAAAAATAACAGGACAAAAAACAGATCCTACAAACAGAAAAAAACTTTTTCCCAGTGATAGAAGTTTTGATAAAATACCCGATTTATACCAAACAACATTTGACTTTGGTAAAGAATACACTGGTGGCGGTGGCTACAGTGGTGGTGGTGGCCGTGGCGGTGGAAAAGGTGGTGGAAACCGTAATAAAAATGTAAAACAAGAATAATGAAAGTAAGATTAGCAACAATTAAGGATTATGAAGACATCAAACGATTGATGATTGATTTCGCTAATAACAATCCTGTAAAGGATTTACACTCACCAAAACATAATGATATGCATGTAAACCGTTTGTTAGATCATTTAACAAAAGAAGGTGTTACTTTGGTATGCGAGGATCAAGGCCGTGTTATAGGAATGCTCATAGCAAGTATACAGGGCGATATATGGCTACCACAAGTAAAGCGAATGACTGAAATTGCTTGGTGGGTAGAAACAGAATACAGAGGAACAACAGCAGGTGCAAGATTATTGCACGAGTATATTACTATAGGTAAACAATTTACACAAGAAAACATTATTAGTTCTTTTACACTCACAACATTACCATCTACTCCTAATTTAAAATTACAGGAAAGAGGTTGGGAAAGTATAGATCAAAATTGGATTTATAGAGGATAAACAATGGCAGTATTTACAGCGATAGCAACAGCATTAGTGGCAGCGGCTACAGGAACAACTTTTGCGGCCTTAAGTGCGGCATTGGCGGCTGGAACAGCAGGTTTCTTTACCAGTTTGGCTGTGGGTGTTATAGCAGGTGGTTTGGCTTTTGCTACAGCAAAACTTACAGGTGCTTTTGATGTTCCTGGAATTGATTTAGGTCCAGATCCAGGCAGTAAAGTTCAGGTAGCACCCAGCACAGATAACAAAATAGGTATAGCATATGGTAAAAACTTTTTAAGTGGACCTATCACAGACATTGCTATATCAAATGAAAACCAAACTATGCATTTTTGTATCACATTGAGTGAATATGTAGATGGCGGCACATACAGTGTGGGGCAGATATTTAAAAATGCTGGTGTTTGTAGTTTTAGTGGTGCTAATTTAAGTTCTGTAACAGAGCAAGATGGCAGAATAAACAGAGATTTAGTAAATGACATAAGGGTTAGAGTTTATGCTGGTAGCACAGACAGTGCTAACATGGTGTTTCCTACATCAGGAGCAGTAGATGCCACCACAATGATGCCACATTGGACAAATACTACATCATACAGTATGGAAGGCTTAGTGTTTGCTATGGTGGAAGTGGATTATGATGCTGAAAATGGTTTAACTGGTTTACCGCCAATGACATTTGAATTAAACAACAGCATAAAAAACCCAGGTAATGTGTTATATGACTATTTGACTAACACAAGATATGGTGCAGGTATCAGCACAGACCTTATTGATACAACTTCAATAACAGGCACAGCAAATACCAGTTTATATGGTTATAGTGCAGAACAAATAACATACACTGACAATGCTAATGTAAGTCAAACACAGGATAGATGGCAAATTAATGGATATCTCAGCACATTTAAAGATTGTGCAGAAAATATAGCAAGAATATGTCAAGCAAGTGCCACATTCTTTACTTTTGATGCCAAGCAGGGTAAATTTAAAGCAATACCAAACAGACCAACCTCATCTACATTCAGTTTAACAGATGACAACATTGTAAGTAAAATAAAAATATCCAGCACAGAATTATACAGTTTGTTTAACAAAGCACAAATTGAATTTGCTGACAAAAACAGAAGAGATCAAACAAACACAGTGTTTGTAGAAACACCTGCTGGTGAATTGAATCCCAATGAACCAGAAAACACCATTGTGATGCGTATGGATTTAATTAACGATAATATTCGTGCTGAATCACTTGCTAATTTGGATTTAAGCCAGAGTAGAAATGGTATGGTAATGCAATTGGAAACAGATTTTTCAGGAATGCAAATTGATGTGGGAGATGTTGTTGACATAACTAATTCAGACTTTGGATTTTCAGCAAAAGAGTTTCGTGTTATTAGACATGAAGAATTAATCAGTGATGAAGGCATGGTAACTTGCGGTTTAACTTTATTGGAATATGAACCAAATGTTTATGTTACACCTGCTGTAACAGAAACTGATACAGCGGGAGGAAATGTTAGCATACCAGTTATACCACCGGGCATCGTTACACCTCCAGACATTTTTAGTGCTATTGTGCCTAACATAGATGACAGCACATATACTGTGACACCTCCAGGAGGATCAGGTGCTATATTCACAGTGTTTAAGGATGTTGTAAATGGAACTTATAGATCAGTATATCCCACAACAGCAGGTTCAGGATACAGTGTAGGTGACACAATTGAAGTAGATGGTGCTTATTTGCGTGGACAACCAGACACACACAATTTAACATTTACAGTTGACACTATTGATGGCGGTGGTGGTGTTATATCACCAACAGGTAATGTGTCAGGTAATGCCAGTGTGTTCAATCCCATAATATTTGGAAACAATGTGCCCAGAGAAAACTTGGGTAATATTGCTGTAGGCGGACAAATAGAGGATAAACCTGCTAATAAAACAAATTTAAGTAATGCGGCTGTTTATCAAGCATTAACATCTGTCAGAGAGTTAGATTTTACTTCAGGAACAGGTATTGAACCCGGTGATTATAGTTATACAAGTGCGGGTGTTCCTATAGGTAGTTTGCCTACAAATGCACTTGTTGATTTTGGTTTTTCTTCAACAGTAAGTATAGAATATGCAAATGGTAATATCCAAACACAAAGTTTTGGACCTGTTTTTAGTAATTTAGATGACTTTCCTGATATTATGGAAGCCAATAAAAAAATTACTATTGGTGAAGGTGCTGTGAGAGGTAATGTGCAACTTGTAGGTTATAACACGGCAGATCTTAGTGCAGGTGGCAGTAGAGGTTTTGCCTCTATGAGATATGACATGGTTAGATTGAATAAGGGAGATGTATTTTAATGAAATATTATATTTTATATTATACATCTACAGGTGACATTAGCACACAATTAAGTATGACAGAAAAAACTTTGCAAAGAACAATGCAAAGTAATCCAGATTTGTCATATATGGAAGGCAGAGTGCCTGATGTAGATCAATACAGAATAAATATTTCAACAGATACACCGTTTGTGGAAAGTAAACCAGCACCCACAATTAATGTGTCAGCACACATAAGAGAAGTAAGAACAAAATTATTAAAAATGTGTGATTGGACACAGACTGAAGATTCACCTCTTAGTGCAGAAAAAAAAGCAGAATGGGCCACATACAGACAGGCATTGCGTGATATGCCTGATACTTGTAGTCATTGTGCTACAGTAGATGATATAACTTGGCCTACTAAACCAGGAGCATAAATGAGTTCTACAAAACCAGGTTTTTATACTAATCCATTATTAGTTGTGAATGATGGTAATGCTTTTGAAAATGTTTTTACAATCACACCCAGTTTATCAAACAGCAATTCAACAATAAATTATGACATTACAAGTAATAGGCCTGGTATAACCATAGGTTATAATGTGGTTGATATAGATAGTAATTATTTTACAAGTGCCACAACAGGAAACGTCACATTGGATGGTAATGGTAATGGCACAGTTAGTTTAAATGCCAATATAGGTCATAATTATGCTAATACTAATCCTGTTTCTTTTACATTTAATTTAAGTAGTCAATATCATAGATCAAGTATATTAGCAGAAAATACTAATGTAACACTTGTTCAACCCACACAAATTAGTGCTACAGGAGGAACTGTTACAGAAACAGATAGCGGTAACGGTTTTGTTTATGCCGGATATAAAGTTCATTCATTTACATCTAATGCTAATTTATCTATAAGTAATTTAGGTGGAGACTCTTCAATTGACATCAACACATTAATAGTAGGTGGTGGCGGAGGTGGTGGCCAAAGTTATAGTAGAAATACTGTATTTTTTGGAGCATACCAAAGTTGGGATAGAAGAAGTGGTTCCGGAGGAGGCGGTGGTGGTGCCAATACCACATCCATTAGTATAAGTGGATTATCAACAACTAATTATCCAGTAATTATAGGTGCTGGAGGAACAACAGGATATTCAGGCAGTGCCGTATACGCAAATCCGGGTTCTGCTAGTTCAGTATTTGGTTTAACTGGTGGAGGCGGTGGTAGAACATTATTGGTTAGTAAAATAACAGGAAATGGTAGTGGTGTGCCCAGTGGTTCTTATACTACAAGAGCAGGTAAATCAGGATCGCCACAGGATAATTTAGGTGGTTATGCCTTTAGTTATGAACAAAATGTAGGAACTACAAGAGCAACTACATATGCTGGCGGAGGTGGTTCACCTTTTGCAGAAGGCGGCAATGCTTCTAATACTGGTAATGGACCAGGTGGTAATGGATCAAATGGTGTTAACAGCGAAATTACAGGAGCAAATGTTTACTATGGTGGTGCCGGTGGTGCCGGAGGTGTATGGACAGATACTAGTTCAGAAGGATCTGGAGGCCTAGGAGGCGGTGGAGATGGATCTATAGGAACACAATTTTATGCCGTTGAAGGTAACCCTGCTACTTCATATGGAGGAGGTGGCGGTGGTGCAGGTGCATCAGGATTAGATACAAGCACATTACCAGTTGATGACAAAAAAGGCGGCGCAGGTTATCAGGGTGTAGTAATTTTAAGATATTTGCACAAATATAAAAAGTTTAACATAACCTAGAAAGCCTATTTGTATAAATAGTAATAACAAATATTTTGTTGTGCCTTAGCATAACAATCTTATCCCTTAGGAGAATAAAATGTCAGGTAGACTATTAGATTTCAAAGAATATATTGGATCAGCAAATAATGTTCAAGTAATTGAATTATTTCCCAGAAGTCAAAAATCATTTACATATAATTTTGGTTCAGATGTATCAGGATATACATTTTCAGCAGATTATCAATCAATTTTACTTAATACAGTATCATATGATAGATTAACCGGAGATCCCAATTTTGCTGATACCACAGTGAGTGGATATTTTACTAACACGGCAAATGTTAGTCCTTCAATGATAGATACATCATCAGCCGCAAGTGGCACAGTTGTTTTAACTATACCAAAAGATAGATACACTGGAAATATATTTCCTAGTGCAAGAGCAAATGTGGTAATGACAGTTCTTAGTTTCCAATGGACAACAGACGATTCTCCAGTTCAACAAGACATGCACAGATGGGCAATCATAGAAAGATTTGACCCACAAGTAGGAAAAGTTCCAGGAGATCCCGCAGACGAAGCCAGTTTTGTAGCACTATAGGAGTAAACAATGGCGAATATAACAGCAACAGGCTCCTTTAGCAACATAGCAGTAACTTCAAGTCTTAGTAATATTACAGTTACTGACACAGCCAGTAATATCACAGTAACAAATGTTGCCACAGTAAGTGCTAATGTGGGGGTTACATCCACATTAACAAATGTCACAGTAACAGGATTAGCAGAAGTATCAAATGCTACTATTAGAGATGCACTCAGTGTAAATGATACAGGTGGTGATGGCAGTTTAACATACAGCAATGCTACAGGTATTTTTACATACACAGGGCCTAGTGCTAGTGAAGTAAGAGCACATTTATTTGCCACAGACGCAGGTGGTGATGGCTCTTTTTCTTATGATAATGGTTCAGGAGTATTTACATACACAGGACCTAATCAAACAGAAGCAAATGCCAGAATAGCGGCGGCACCCAGCCAAGTAAGATCACATTTATCAAACACATCACCTATAACATATGATAGTTCTACTGGTGTAATAGGTTTAGAACAAACTTTAGATGATTTAACATTACTTAAATGGCAAGAAACTGTAGTTGAAAATGGTAATGTAAGTGGTAATGTAAGTTTTGATATAAGTGCAGGAACAATACACAAAGCAACTGTAGTAGGAAATATTACCAATATAACTTTTGCAAATATTAGTTCTGGTGGTTCAGCGGCTGTTATGTTACAACAGGATGGTATAGGTGCTTGGGACATAGATGCTACATTGTTTACAGATTGGTTATGGGTAGGTGATTATAAAACATTAAATGCAACACCTAATTCTAATACATTAATCAGTGTGACATATGATGGCACAGATTACAAAGCAAGTTTAGTTAGATTTGATGATTATGCGGCAAATGTTGAAGCAGTTATAAATTCAGTAGTTAATAAAGCATATGTTGATGCTTTAGGTGTTGATGCGGCTACATTAGATGGTAATGTTGCCAGTTATTATTTAGATTATAATAATTTTACAAATACACCAACAATACCTGCTACAACAGATGATTTACCAGAGGGTAGTGCTAATCTATATTATACCACAACAAGAGCAAATAGTGCCATAACAACATATTTTGGTGATAATGCTAATAGTCCGTTTACAATAAATGGTAATTTACAAGTTCAGGGCAACATAGATTATGTGAATGTAGAAGATTTATTGGTTAACGACCAAAGTATAACATTAAACTATGGTAATGTAGCACAAGACGCCTTTGTATATGTGGATAGAACAGGTGCAGGTGGAAATAATGCCGCACTTAAATGGAATGAAACAGTAGATGCTTGGCAGTTTAGTAATGATGGAACTACTTTTGCTAATATTAACAGTTTAAGTTCCAGCACAACAGATGATTTAGCAGAAGGTAGCACAAACTTATACTACACAAATGCAAGAGTTCAAGCATATGTTGTAGACGCAGGATTAGATTTTAACGCAGAAAAAGTGGATGACCGTGTTGCTAATTTGATGCAAACATCAGGTAATTTAACATTCACATATAATGATGGTGCTAACACACTAACATTAAGTCAAAGTTTAACAACTGATGACATAACAGAAGGCACAAACAAATATTATGCTACAAGTTTATTTAATACAGATTTTGCTACTAAAACAACAACAGATTTAACAGAAGGTGCTAACTTATATTATACAACAGATAGAGCAAATACAGCCATAGGAAATTATGATGGTAATATAAACACTTCTGGAACTATTACAGCAGGAACAGGTGGTTTTAGTCCTGTAGACGGATTTAATAGTAGACACGGTATTACATTAGCATATGGTTCTACAGTTGGTCCTAATGTTTTTATAACTGTTGATAGAAGTGGTGATTTAGATCCAAATGTATCTTTAAAATGGAATGCTCAATTAGATAAATGGCAATTTACAAATGATGGTAGCACATTTTATTTATTACCAACATCTACTACAGATTTAACAGAAGGCACAAATTTATACTATACAGATGCAAGAGCAAATAGTGCCATAGATGCTTATGTAACAGGCGGTAATGCTATTACAGTAAGCAGTGGTGTAGTAAGTTTAGATAATACAGCAGTAACACCAGGAACATATGGTAATGCTACTTATGTGCCACAAGTAACAGTGGATCAACAGGGCAGAATCACAGGTGTAAGTAATGTTGCTATAAGTGGTGGTGGCACATATGGTAATGCCGATGTTCAGAACTTCTTAGAGAATGGATATAGCACAGCAAACATAATTGCTGATAATATCACAGCAAATCTTATCACTGCAACAACTGAATTTATAGGTGATTTAGATGGTGCTATCAGTGTAGGTGTTTACAACAACACTGCTTCAACACTTACAAAAGGACAAGCAGTATACATCACAGGCGCACAAGGCGATGAAGCCTGTGTCGCACTAGCAAACAATCAAATTGCCGCACAAATGCCAGCAATGGGTATTATCAAAGAAAATATTAGTGCAGGTAACAGTGGACAAGCAGTAACAAGTGGCACAATGAACTTTGCTGGCCATGGTTTTACCGTAGGTGCTGACTTGTATGTAAATGGTGCAGGTTTACTCACAGAAACCATACCAACTGGTGAAGGTGAACTACTACAAAAAATTGCTAAAGCATTAGCACCTAACTTTATACTGGTGCAAGGTGCAGGCAGAACAAATGCCACACCTAACTTGAATGATGGTAATATATTCTTAGGAAATGCCAATAACCAGCCTGTATCAGCAGTATTAGACACCAGCATAGTTCCTGAGAATGGTAATTTATACTACACTGACGCAA